TAAAAGCCCCACCCGACTATAAATCGAAGTGAGGCCCCTATATGCTCGTCACATATAGATTGCCTCTTACGGACCGAAAGGTCAAGGAGAAGCAGGCTATGAAGCAGCAAAAGGCGATGTTAATCGCCCTGATCGTCATCTGTTTAACCGTCATAGTGACGGCACTGGTAACGAGGAAAGACCTCTGCGAGGTACGAATCCGAACCGGCCAGACGGAGGTCGCTGTCTTCACAGCTTACGAACCTGAGGAGTAAGAGACCAGGCGGGGGAGAAATCCCTCGCCACCTCTGATGTGTCAGGCATCCTCAACGCACCCGCACTTAACCCGCTTCGGCGGGTTTTTGTTTTTATTTTCAACGCGTTTGAAGTTCCGGACGGCGCCGGAATAGAATCAAAAATACTTAAGTAGCGCGCAGGGAGAAGAGGGATGGACCCCGAACAGGGGAGTGCTATTTATCTGGAAGGATTCTGTTGATGAGAATCGAAGAATTACGTGAAATTTTTAGTGAAGATGGCCTCTATACTGTGCGCGTTGAGAAGGGCGCTATTGTCAGCCACTGCCGTATTAAATGTTTACAGTCTCAACAAAGGAAGAGTGGAGCTGCGTTAATTCATTTTGTGGATGGGCTTGTGACGGATGGTTTTATTTTGCGTGCAAATGAATTTGTCACATCGTTGCCGTCTCTGAAAGAAGCTGGGATTAAGGCTGGTTTTTCTGCTTTTGAAGATTAGTGAATTCATCTACAATTCAGCGCAGGGCTGAACCCCTGTTGAGTAACACTGTGCCACCGGAGAAAGCCGATGGCGCAAAATTCCAGACTACACAATTCTGATAATTCAGCCGTCTTTGCCAGCAGGCACGGGCGGCGTTCTCATGCATTCAAATCTGACTGGTTCCGGCACGCCCCATGCACTGAAGAACAGGCCGAATGGCTGATTCAGAACTACCGCAGACGTGGGTATGAGTTTAGGAAAGCCCTCAGCCTCGATTATCGTCACTGGATAATCTACGTCAGGCTGCCGTACTCCGAGCGCCCACCGCGTCCGTCCCGCACATTCCAGCAACGCATCTGGAGGTAACGTGCGGGTATTACTTCGACCTGTTCCGGTACCGGAACTTGGGTTGGAGGTCCTTAAACCAGGCCGTGAATCCATGCAGGTATTCCATAACCCTCGAGTGCTTGTGGAGCCGGAACCGAAAAGCATGCGCGGTCTGCCGTCCGGCATCGTCCCTGCCGTTCGCCAGCCGCTGGCGGAGGATAAATCATTACTGCCGTTTTTCAGCAATGAGCGTGTGATTCGTGCTGTTGGTGGCGCTGGTGCACTGTCTGACTGGCTGTTGCGTCATGTCAAATCCTGCCAGTGGCCTCATGGTGACTATCATCACAGTGAAACCGTTATTCACCGTTATGGTACCGGCGCAATGGTGTTGTGCTGGCACTGCGAC